CACGCATCTCCAATCCTGCGAACCAAGCGCATCACGACACCGCTCCCCGCCTCGTCAAGTACTTGGCGACGCACCAGCACTGGTCACCGTTTGAGATGGTGTCCATCACAATGCAGATCGACACCACACGTGACATCGCACGGCAAATCCTGAGGCATCGTAGCTTCAGCTTCCAGGAGTTCAGCCAGCGCTACGCCGTGGCCGAGCTCGGCACGGTGCTCCGTGAGGCGCGGCTCCAAGACACGGCAAATCGGCAAAGCTCCCTCGAGGTGGATGACCCCGCTTTGCACGATGCGTGGGCACTACAGCAGGAGCGGGTCGCCGAGACCGCACAGCACGCCTACGAGTGGGCACTCAGCAAGGGCATCGCCAAAGAAGTTGCCCGTGCCGTGCTTCCCGAAGGGCTGACGATGTCCCGCATGTACGTAGCCGGGACGTTGCGGAGCTGGATACACTACTGTGAGGTGCGCAAGAAAAAAAGCACACAGAAAGAGCACCGCTTGATTGCCGAGCAAGCATGGCGGCACATTGTCGAGCGGATGCCGAGCGTGGAGGGGCTGGGATGAGATACACACTGCACCACGGCGATAACCGTGAAGTACTACGCACGATGCCGGACAACAGCGTTGACAGCATCGTCACTGACCCTCCCTATGAGCTCGGCTTCATGGGGAAGAAATGGGATAGTACGGGGATTGCCTATGACACAACGCTGTGGGCGGAGTGCCTGCGAGTGCTCAAGCCAGGTGGACACTTAATTGCCTTTGGTGGCACTCGGACATATCACCGAATGACCTGCGCCATCGAAGATGTCGGCTTTGAGATACGGGATTGTATCCAGTGGATATATGGCTCGGGATTCCCGAAAAGCCTTGACGTGAGCAAGGCGATTGATAAGCAGGCGGGGGCAGAGCGGGAGGTGGTGGGAAGATACGAAACGCATGATATTCGCAATGCTGGCATTATGGATAAAAAAGGAGCCTTAACCGTCACCGCCCCCGCCACGCCAGAAGCCCAGCAGTGGCACGGCTTTGGCACTGCCGCCAAACCGGCACATGAGCCAGCAGTTTTGGCATATAAACCACATGACGGGGAACATGGTATAATAATTGCGAACCTAGAAAAATTGGAGGCGCAATTATGGCTTATGTGGTTTGCATCAACTGCGGATTGGAGTTCAACGTCAAGCCAACACGGCTTAAGCGTGGCGTTAAGTATTGCTCAATGGACTGCCGACGAAATCATGCGTACACGGGACGATTTGTGCGGTCAGACGGATATGTTGCAATTCGCCGAGGTGATGACTTCGTGCTTGAACATCGTGACATCATGGAAAAGCACTTGGGTCGAAGCCTCGAAACATGGGAACACGTTCATCACAAAAACGGTATTAAGTCCGATAATCGGCTGGACAACCTTGAAGTCCTCACTGTATCAAGTCACGCCAAACTTCATCACAAAGGCAGTGATGCAACACGATGGCACATGGCAACATGTGTTGAGTGCGGCAACGCCTTTCATCGTCGCATCGCAGAAACTGAAAAGCACCCTCGAACTTATTGCAGTCGAACATGCTATCTCAAAAACGTACAATCCAGCATCGCTTGATAGTACAACCGCCAACGAACCCGCCGTGCTTGCACGGAAGCCACTGTCCGGCACGGTGGCGGACAATGTCCTGACGTGGGGATGCGGTGCGCTCAACATTGACGGGTGCAGGGTGGGTGATAGTGGTGGGACACAATGGACTAGCGATGGAGCAAAGGGCGATGAGGGTCAGTTTGGCGGTGGCATAAAGGACGGAAAAATTGCATCAATCAACGCCGGCCGCTGGCCCGCCAACGTCATCTTCGATGAGGAGGCGGCGCAGATGCTGGATGCGCAGAGTGGGAATAGTACCTCGGTGGCATCAATTCGCAAAAAAGCAGGGAAATCAGTAGGAAACAAAATGACGCTTAATAACTATCAAATGAATGTTGATAATTTTGGTGGCCACTCCGACTCTGGCGGCGCATCACGCTTCTTTTACGTTGCCAAGGCATCGAAGGCGGAGCGGGAGGCGGGGCTGGATGGCGACAGTGAACGTGCCAACCATCACCCCACCGTCAAACCCATCACGCTGATGCGCTACCTCGTCCGCCTCGTCACGCCGCCGGGTGGTGTGGTGCTTGATCCGTTCATGGGCTCGGGGTCGACGGGGTGCGCCGCCATGCTCGAGGCGATGCAATTCATCGGCATTGAGCTGAGTGCCGAGTACCTTGAGATTGCACGGCGGCGCATTGAGTTCCATGAATACACCGTGCGTGAAAAGAATCCGATGGGCTTGTAATTTGACGCACTCCGTACAATAGAAGTAGGAGGCATCATGACAGGATTTCGCCACGACTTCCGCCACTGGCCAAGCGTCGCCGAGTTTCGCGCGCACCTCGCCCCGCATCATCCGAGCATCGCATGGTGGGCGATGGGCGTCACTCTGCATCATACATGGAAGCCCCGCCGGCAGGACTGGCGTGGGCTCCGCACCATGCAGGGCATCAAGAAGTACTACGAGGGGCTGGGCTGGGATGCGGGCCCGCATCTGTTCATTGCGTGTGGCTCCCCCGATCCGGCTGACGATGGTATCTGGCAGATGACGGCACTGAACGAGATGGGGATTCATGCGGGCTACCCTGCCAACCGACAGCACTGGGGCATTGAGGTCGTGGGCAACTACGACGCCGAGTTGTGGAGCATGCCACTGCATGACTTGGTGGAGGGCGCAACGCTGGCTCTGCTGGATTGGCGTGGTCTTGCGGTCGGTGCCAAGACACTGAAAGGGCATCGTGAGTGGGGAAGCCCGAAGACGTGCCCGGGCAAGGCGATTGAAATGGACATCATTCGGCGGGATTTCGCACAAGCACAGATGAGGGAGCAATGACCGAAAGTGTTGAAGTCAAGCTGGCACGGCTTGAAGAGAAAATCGACCAAGTGCTACGGCGCTTGGAGAATGGCGACCGGCAATTCCGGGAGATGGACGGACGAGTTGCGCACCTCGAGCAACAGATTAACCGACTGTGGGGCGGCATTGCCTTGGCCACGGTCATCATCCCGCTGATTATTCGCTACATGATGGGAGGCTGATAATGGAAAAGCCGTGGTATCAAAGCAAGACGCTGTGGGTCAACATCCTGACCCTGCTTGCGCTCATTCTTGGCACAGTGGCACAGTGGCCAGAGCTCCAAGCGCTGGCACCGCAACTGCTCGGCGCACTGAGCGTGGTCAACATTCTACTCCGCTTACTCACCGATAAGCGCTTGGTGTAGTCATGGCAACACGGAAGCCGAGTGCCCGCCGTGAGGTATCGCTCATCCGTGTGCCGGAGGTGCTCGACGCCATTGAGGAGCTGGGCATTGTTCAGCATGCATGCGCCGCCGTGGGCTTCGATCGTCGCACGCTGTACCGCATGATGGAAACCGATGCCAGCGTTGCCGAGGCGGTGCGAGGAGCGGTGGAGCGGGGCAGGGAGAAGCGCAGGGACTACCTCGAGAGCCTTGCTTACAAGATGGCGCCGGAGAATCCCACGATGGTCATGTTCCTGCTGAAGCGTGAAGACCCGTCATACCGAGAGAGTTACAATGTCCACAATACCGCCGTTCCAACCGACTATGTCATCGACCTCGCCCTCCCCGTTGACGGTGAAGCACACGACGCAGACCCCGCCACAGCGGAGGTTTTGGAGTGATGCACACCGCTTTCGACTTTTCGTTGGTGGTCGTGGCAGTGGCAAGACACGAGCCGGTGCGGTGGAAGTGCTCCGCCAGCCGCCGGGTACGACGTCGCTCATCATCGCCCCTACCTATCCTATGCTCCGCTTAGGCGCTATGGAAACTATTCTCGCCCTCGTGGCACAGATGGGCGTGGCGGTGTCGTGGAACAAAAGCGACATGGAGCTGAAACTTTTGGGCGACCGGCGCATCATCTTCCGCAGTGCGGACAATCCCGACCGACTGCGTGGCGCCAACGTTGGGTTCCTGTGGCTCGACGAGGCGGCGCTGATGGACGAGGAGATTTGGCCCATCGCCATTGCCACGCTTCGGCATCGCCCTGGCCGTGCGATTGCGACGACCACACCACGGGGCAAGAATTGGTTATACACACTGTGGACAGACGGTGGAGAGGACTACAGCATCACGGAGAGCGCAACGACGGAAAACACGTTCCTGCCTAGCCACTTCGTGGCCACGCTTAGACAGAGCATGACCTCGGAGATGTATGCGCAGGAAGTGCAGGGGCATTTCATCGATCCGCTTGGCTCCCTGTTCAAGCGCCAGTGGTTCACCGTGGTGCCCACCGCTCCGCAGGGTCTTGCATGGTCACGGTACTGGGACCTCGCCGCCTCAACGAAGCAAAGCGCCGACTACAGCGCTTCCGTGCGGGTCGCTCTACATGACGGTGTCCTGTACATCGCTGACGGCATCAAGCTAAAAGCGGAGTGGCCCGACGTGCGCAAAGTCATCGTCGCCACCGCTCTTGCTGAGCAGGGCACGGTGCTCGGCATCGAAGAAGCATTGCACGGCTTGGCGGCAGTGCAAGAGTTGCGACGCATGCCAGAGCTAACGGCGACCACGTTGCGAGGCATCAAGGTGGACAAGGATAAACAGAGCCGAGCGATGCCGTGGGCGGCACGTGCCGAAGCGGGAGCGGTGCGCATCGTGGCAGGGAGCTGGGTAAAAGACTTTATCGACGAGGTGGTCGCATTCCCGAGCGCACCACACGACGACTATGTAGACGCGGCGTCGGGCGCAGTCGCCATGGTGGCACG